ACCTTTGTCACAACGCCCGAACAATCTGAATGGGTGTGTTATTTGTGGGGCAACAGGCCAAACTTGACAGGCATTGTTTGGCGTCCCAATAAAGGTCATGAACCGAACTGGTTTGTGCGTTGGATGATGAAGATTTGTTTTGATTGTTTATGGGTAAAGGAGAAGAACACATGACACAAGATGAACTCATTGAGATGGCTAGACAGGTTGGCGTTGTTCCGATTGGATTTAACAAAACAACGATGCAGAAAGAGTATTCAATTTTCTTTAATGAACTTGAAGCCTTTGCCAAACTGGTAGCAGAGAAAGCATTTAAAGATGGTTATGCAATTGGCGAAACCGCAGGTTTTAAACAAGCCATAAAACTAGAACGAGCAAGGGGACAAGCAAATGGGTGATATGGCTGAAGTATGGCAAGAATGGAAAGCGCATAAGCGTGAACGCAAAGATAAACTTGGTATGCCATGTCCTGATTGCATAGTTAGATTACCAAAAGCGCAACCCAAAATTCTTATGCCAAACCAAAAATGTTGGTGCGGTTATGTTGATAAACGACCAAGGGGACAAGCATGACTGAAGATGATGATGACATTCAAGCCTATGTAAAGCCTTGGGTTGGGCTGACGGATGAGGAGATTGCAGATTGCGCTGAAAAAATGGAAGCATCAGACCCGACCGATAGTTTTTGGCGTGAATTTTTCAGAGGCATTGAAGCCAAACTTAAGGATAAAAATCTATGATTGAAAGCATATTGACTTTATTCGCTTTATTGTTCACTGGTGCTTGCATNGGTGTTGGTATTATCTTTGCAGTTCTGTATATGAGCATTGAGAAATGATGCCAGAATTCATAGAAGACCTATTGTGTTTTGGCTTTGTTTGCTTGATGATGATTTTGTTCTTTAAATGACCAAGGACCAGAAGAAGCACTTTGGCAATCTGGCTGAATTCGGATGTATCCTATGCTTTCACCTTGGTTACGGTCAGGGAACACCAGCTGAAATCCATCATATTCGCAGAACAAGCAAAAGAGACAATTCGCCTGTAATACCCCTATGCCCTGAACATCACAGAGGAAACAGCGGAGTTCATGGCATGGGCAGAAAAGCCTTTGAGCGAGCCTATAACCTTACAGAAGAAGACCTATTGCAAAAAATTGGACAATACATAGAATGAAATTGCTAAAACGCATGGAGATTGTGTACTGGCAACCCTTGAAAGGTTGCATAAGCAGTTGTAATCTCAGTCTCCAGCCGTGTTGGTAACTGAATAAGGGTTAGCGCCTTATCATTTTTTGTTGTGCAAATACAGAAAAGTTGAACCACTCTGCTTTATGAGGCAGTTACCAACAATCTATGCCAATTACATATATTAGGGTAATATACCCACTATGGAAAAAAGAGGCAGACCATCCGCATACTCAAAAGAGATAACGGAACAAATCATAGAGCGACTCTCAGACGGAGAGCCGTTGAGGGTCATATGTCGCTCCGAAGGAATGCCCAAGTGGAGAACTGTTTACGACTGGATGGCGAGATATGAAGATTTTTCCGCACACATCGCCCATGCGAGAGAAATCGGTTTCGATGCCATAGCCGAGGAAGCGCTCTTAATTGCTGATACTCCTTGCTACGGAGAGACAATAGAAACCACCCCACTAGCCAATGGTGAAATCAGAGTTAAGACCATCAAGGCCGATATGATTAACCACCGCAAGTTGCAGGTCGATACCCGATTAAAGCTATTGGCTAAATGGAATCCCAAGAAGTATGGCGATAGAGCCGTTGAAGAGCATGATGGAACCCTAACCATCGTCAACGGAAAAGACCTTTGAAAATCTACCTCCCAAAACTGCACTCTGGGCAGGAAGAGATATACGACAATCGCACCAGATACAACAGGGTCCGATGCGGTCGGCGATGGGGCAAGACAGTATTAGCCGAGTTCATCGCTAGTAACTCAGCCGCAAGGGGCCGCAATGTAGGCTGGTTCGTCCCCCAATACAAAATCCTTGCAGAAGCCTATCGAGAACTGGAGGACATGCTCAACCCTCTAATTAAGTCAGCATCAAAGATTGATGGTGTCATAGTTCTAAAAAATGGGGGGCGCATAGACTTCTGGACCCTAGAGAATGAAAGGGCTGGTCGCTCCCGCAAATACCATGATGTCATCATTGATGAAGCGGCATTCGCTAAAGAGAATATGCTCCACATTTGGAACACAGCGATTAAGCCTACTTTGCTAGACTATGTTGGCAATGCATGGGCTTTCAGCACTCCCAATGGAATGGCGGAGGAGAACTTCTTCTTCAAGATTGGCGATGACCCGCAAATGGGGTTTAAAGACTTCCATGCTCCGACTCATACTAATCCGTTCCTACCGCAGGAAGAACTGCTCAAGCTGGAGAAGGACAATCACCCGCTAGTATTTAGGCAAGAGTACCTAGCTGAGTTTGTCGATTGGTCTGGTGTCGCATTCTTCAGCCTTGACAAAATGCTGGTTGACGGAAAGCCAGTGCCTTACCCGATTAAGTGCGACACCGTGTATGCGGTCATAGATACAGCGGTCAAGGGCGGCAAGGAAAATGACGGTACAGCTGTTACATACTTTGCGCTCAATAAGTTTTTCGGCGCTCCCATAACAGTATTAGATTGGGACATCATACAAATTGATGGCAATTTATTGGAGAGTTGGATGCCAACAGTATTTCAGCGGCTGGAGGAACTGGCTAGGGAGACACAATCGAGACATGGCTCAACTGGTGCATTTATTGAAGATGCCGCCGCTGGGTCCATCTTGTTACAGCAAGGGCGCACTCGGGGCTGGGACACACATAAGATTGACTCGGGGTTGACTATGGTTGGCAAGGATGAGCGAGCCATTTCGGTATCGGGCCACTTCCATCAAGGGAAGGTGAAGATGTCGGAGTATGCATATGACAAGACGGTGGCTTTTAAGAATGTGCAAAGAAATCACTTACTAACTCAGGTGACAAGTTTCCGAATTGGGGACAAGGATGCTTACAAAAGAAGTGATGATTTATTAGACTGTTTTACCTATGGCATAGCAATCGGTGTTGGAGATAAATACGGATATTGATACAACTATGACTCAAGCAGAATGGGAAGATAGACTAGGTTATAGAAAAGGTTTAATATACGAAAGAGTGAAGCATGGGTGGTCTTTGGAAAAAACTCTTGCGACTAAAATGATGGTGAAATTCTTTTAAGGCTCAAGATGTCTGAAATTTCTATAAACAATACAAGTCTAGGGTCAACACTGTCGCAGTTGTTGGAGGCGCAGTCGATAGAGCCAGGCTCGGATGCGGGCTACGGTCTGTGCAAAGCCATCTGGGAATACCACCCTTTAGGCGGCAAGATTGTCGAAAAACCCGTCCGCTTGGCCTTGTCCAAGCCCCGCACCATCACCATCGACTGTGAACCAAAAGAAATGCTGGTCGATGCCTTCAACAAGGAATGGGAAGACTTAGGCGCAACCGCTCACATTCGGGACACAATGTTTCTGAAGCGCACCTATGGCGCATCAGCTATCGTATATGGCGCACCTGACATTCCCACCACAGAACCGATTGACCCTTGGAAACTCTCAGACCTTAATTTGTACTTTAACCAGCTGGACCCGCTCAATTTGGCTGGTTCAATCGTTACAAACCAAAACCCAAATGCGCCTGATTTTCAAAAGCCATTGGCTTACACAACAGCCGCAGGTCAGCCGTACCATCCAAGCCGCTCAGTCGTGGTATTCAACGGCACACCTATTTACCTATCCTTCCAGTCTTCCACATTTGGCTTTACTGGTCGATCTGTTTTTCAAAGGTCTTTATATCCACTGAAGTCTTTCATTCAGTCGATGATTACCGATGATATGGTGACATACAAGGCAGGTTTACTCATTGCCAAACAAAAGCCAGCTGGGTCCATCGTCAACCGATTGATGCAACAAGCCGCAAACATTAAGCGAGAATATTTGCAAAGAGGTGCAACTGGCAATGTATTGTCAATTGACATTGATGAAAGCATCGAAGCGATTAATTTGCAAAACACCGATACTGCAATGAAAACCGCAAGGGACAACATCATTGCAAACATTGCGGCGGCATCTGATGTACCAGCTATCCTATTAAGAGATGAAGCATTCACTCAGGGATTCGGTGAAGGCACAGAAGACACAAAAGCAATTGTTCAGTATGTAGACGGTATCCGTGAAGAGATGCGGACCCTCTTTAAATTCTTTGACAAAATCGTCATGCATCGTGCATGGAACAAAGAGTTTTTCGAGGCAGTGCAAAACAAATACCCAGACTTGTACAAAAACAAAACATACGAACAGGCTTTTTATCATTGGGAAAAGAACTTTAAAGCTGATTGGGAAAGCCTCATGGAGGAGCCAGAATCAGAAAAGGTCAAGATTTGGGAAACCAAAGTCAAGGCGATTAATGAAGTTCTTCGCACCACATTGCCAATCATTGACCCACAGAACAAGGCATTCCTCATGCAATGGGCGGTAGACAACATCAATGAAATGCCTGATATGTTCCAGTCAACATTGCAACTCGATGCTGACTTACTCGCAGAGTATGAGCCACCACAAAATGCAATGCCAGAAGAGAGAATGCCTCGAAGCGATTCGGCTATTGGCTCGGCTCCTGTGGTGATTAACAACAGCTACGGCAGACATCGACATGATGCGGATTTTGTTGAGTCAGACCATCCAAGAGGTGAAGACGGTAAATTTGTAGCGGGTGCAGGTGGCGGCGGAGCTGGTGGTGGCGGTCGTGAAGTTGCGGCAATTACTGCACCGATGCCAGCAAGCACAGCAAAGCGAATGACAGAGTTGCCCCCATTGCGAGAAAAATACAAAGGCAACAAGAAAGCATATTTAGCTTCGTCATTCAACAAGTCAGACATCACAAGTCTTAAACCAGAAGCGCAAGAAAAAATTACAGCGATGTATGAGAAGGTTGCAGAAGTAAAAGACAAGTTCGATGAGACAAACAAAAAGATTGCAGAGTCACTCGGTGGTAAGGCCGTCATTGTTCCATTGAAGGGAACAGAGCGAGCAGTTGAGAAAGTCAACGCCGACTACAAAGGAGACCCTAGCAAAATTAGAGATTTGTTGCGGACCACCATTGAAATCAACAAGCCATCTGATGTAGAGAATGCGATTGAAAAAATCAAAGCGCAGTATGGAGAGCCAGTAAAAATTCGCAATGCATTAAGCGAAAGCGCTCCCTCAGTTGGTGGCAGTGGCTATCGTGATGTCAATATGACTGTCGAGATAGACGGAGCATATGCTGAAGTGCAAATTAATTTCCCTGCCATGCTGAAGGCAAAGGAAGAACTCCATAAGAACTATGAAGTTGTTCGTTCAATCCAAGCCAAAGCAAATATTGACAAGCGAGGCTTGACAGCTGAAGAAGAAGCTGAAATAGAAAAGCAGGAAAAAACTATGATTGAAGGCTACGAAGCGGCTTGGCAAAGTTTCCTAGCTTCCTCAAAGGCTTCATAAGTAGCTGGATAGAAAGTGTCCGACTTGGGTAATGAATACTCTCGGGGTTCTTTTTCATCCCAGGCGGCACAAAATGGTATGCCTTCACCTGCACCAAGGCTGACAGGGATGCCATCGTCAGTTACATAAAATCTGGCATTTTTGTTGAATTCCATGCACTTCTCCTAACAAGTTAATTTTATCATACATATGCTAACAGAGAAACCAGCTGTGCGGTAAAAAACCTACAAAATAAGCATTTGCCAGCCATGTTGTATTACGGCAACAAATGCAAATATATTTTTAAAAATATGGTTTTCTATGCTAATTTAGGATATTATTCAGTTGTGGCAGTAATCATTGAAAGGGGAAAAATCATGGAGTTAGCAAGATATGGATACGGTATTTTGTCTTTTAGGGAAGTAGAAGCCATCTACTACATCGCTAGAGCGAAAAGACATTTCGGAAGAGCGAGAGCCGCTCTTGCGATGCTTCGGAGATACGAAGCTGAAGGTNGGATGTATTAATCATTGAAAGGACTTTAATCATGGAACAATTTTTCCCCATCACAAACAGCCAAGTAATTGGCACTGCCCCAGACGGTTCACCATTAAGAACTTGGAACGAAGGCTCAAGAACTTTCATGGAGACCTACGGATACAGCGAGCCAATTGGCGAATTGGGAACTGTATACGGTTTAGTAATTGTTGTAGAAACCACTTCTTAATCATTGAAAGGAACTTAATTATGAAACTTACTAAAGAACAAAAAGCCATTGCAAAAATCACCGAAGCAATGTTCTACAAATTAGCCAATGGAATCCAGTTCAATATCATGGACTTAGGAAAAATCGACAAGGCGGCAAAAGCGGTCCTTGCAGTTGGGGGAGCAATAGAAGATGCAGAGGCCGCAATGCTTCAAGCAATTAGTCAATATCGTGTGAACTAAAAAACAACAGATTAAAAAATATTTTCACAAACTCGGTAATTTATGCTAATTTAGGATATACTGAGTTTGTGGTGGTTAGTAAGTATTGAAAGGAATTAATCATGTATGTAGTTTATGACCCAAGTATTGAATTGAGTGCAAGAAGTCGGCAAGTTGTTGAAATTTGCCAAAGTGGTGGATGTGTCAGGTATCAATTGGAAAGAAGCTATTTTGGTGGCGAAAAATTCCAAATCAGGGTTTACGACTCAGCTGGTAATGTGGTGAGGGGCCTTGGATACAAAGCCGCTTATGCCGCAATTGCTAGTGGTGCTTTGGTTAGAAAAGAAGTACCAGCTACCAGCGCTTATGTAAGTATGTGGGCAATTTAATTAATCATTGAAAGGAGTTAGTCATGAAAATTGATGTTTTTGTAAACCCAATGGGTGATGAAATTCAATTCTTGGCATCAAGCCAAGCGGCAAAAGAATTTTTTGCTGAAAGGTTTGGATATGCGGCTGTCGGGGTAAACATATTGGCTGAACAAGCCAAAAACCTTCAAGAGGCTTTATATCAAGCTGGTTTAAAAATGTATCTTGTTTAATCATTGAAAGGTAAATTATGAGCACTTATTTGGATGACCTAAAAATCAATAATCCTAAGCTGGCGGCAGACTATGCCATTGTCGGCAACCAGTCGAAAGACAGTCTTCGCAAAATGGTAAAAGCCTTGAAAATGTTCGGCGGATTTCTTAATACCGAAGAAGACAATATCCGCTTACAGGCCGCCCAGCGAATTTTGAAGGCGAAGTAAAAAAGCAACAGTTCTCAAATATTCCTTGCAAATATCCTAAATAGGTATATACTAGGAACTGTTGGAAATTAGTTAAACATTGAAAAGGAGTTAATTATGAAAATGATTGAAAAATGCAGATATGTTCCCGAGGGTTACGAATTGGTAGCTCAAGATGCGGGACTTGGTATTGAGGTCTTCGCAAATAAGGCCACCAATTGCGCTAGAGGTTTCAGTGGTCGGAGAAACAAGCCTGACTTTTCTTATCGGTTCGGCAGTGCAGAAAAAATGCAAGCGTACATTGAAGAGTATGTTGTTGACATTATCGGCACTGCAAAAAGAAAAGAAATTCGGAAGAATGAGAGACTCGAAGCCGCTCGGAATGCCAAAGTAAATGTCGGCGATATTTTCAGAGCCAGCTGGGGTTATGACCAGACCAACATTGATTACTACCAAGTAGTCGCTGTTAGCGGTCAGAACATACAAGTTAGAGCCATCGCCCAGCAGTCGCAAGAAACTTTAGCAATGCAAGGTGTATGCGTCCCAATCCCCAATTCCTTTATCGGCGAAGTGATGAAGAAAAGAATCCAAGCCTACGGCGACAGCCTCAGTTTTCGGGTTAACAGCTTCAGCAATGCTTACCTCGAAAAGCCAGTCGCAGTTGTGGCAGGTGTTCCAATCTTCAAAGAAGCCAGCTGGACCGCTTATGCCTAACCCCCGCCCCCTCGGGGGCTTTAAGGAATTAATGATGCAAATTCAAACCATACTAAACAACCTCACTCTTCAGCAAGCGCAGGAGTGGCAAGCTACTAGCGAAAAATACCTTTATATTGATTACGAAGTTGTAAGCAATTACGGAATCAGCTTAAACAATTTGCCAAACAATAATTTGATTGAAGCCATTGAGCAACAATTCGAGAATCTATTACAAGGGGTATCGCCGTGAAAGAGTTCGTAAAAGCTGTAGCCTGTGCCGCCGAATGGCACAAGGACCAGCGCAGGAAAGATGCGGATTCAACCCCTTACATCAACCACCCTGTCCAAGTAGCCCTGATGCTCATAGAAGCTGGGGTTTACGATGAAGAAATATTGTGCGCCGCTGTGTTGCACGATGTCATGGAAGATTGTGATGTGTCCTTTGTGGACATTGCATATTCTTTTAATGTCATGGTCGCATTGATGGTTCGTGAATGTACAGATGACAAGGGTCTTAATAAAGCCGAAAGAAAAGCCGCCCAGATAGCCAAGGTTGCAACTCTCAGCCCCGATGCCAAGCTAATCAAGGTTGCCGACAAAATATGCAATATGAGAGACATCATATATAACCCGCCCTATGGATGGACCAAGGAGCGCAAGCAAGGATATTTTGACTTTGCAAGAAAAGTCTTTGATGCGGCAAACATTGACAACCAGTATTTAATTGAACAATTTGAAATGGTGTGGAAGTATGGAAAATAAAAAGAAGCGAGGCCGTGGCATTGGTTATGTGCCAAACATCGAGGAAATCAAGGCCGCCCGAGGCGCATTGACACAAGCCAAAGCCTCGGCTTTAATCTATACTAGCCAAGTAAGATGGTCCGATTATGAAAACGGCAAAAGCCGAATGCACCCAGCCGTATGGGAACTGTTTTTGATAAAGAGTAACAATGACATTCTTCGAGGTTCTCACAGCGGCAGTTAATGACTTTATCGAGTATGGATTCGATAGCCAAGACCGTCTAGATTACTGGGTAAAAAGAATCA